AACCAGTTTCCCAGGACCATGTTGCACATTTATGAGGGTCAGTAGGTGGGTTAAGAGCAAAAGCAACGATGGAGCCTACTTGCACTCCAGCTGGTAATTTAGTGCCAGGTTTTCCAGCTTTTTCCTGATACGAAATCTCCGGTGGCGGAGATTGTTTGCTCATCAATCTCTTTAATTTCCTCCAAAGATTCAACGATTTTAATTTTTCCTGGATTTCTTTGACATACATCTTTCATCTTCCACTTTGCGGCTTCTGTCCAATACCCTTTAACTTCAAGATAAATTTCGAGTTCAGGTAAGTAAAAGTCTGGAATGTAATTCCTTAACCGGAGCTTCTTATCTCTGTACTCAATCTTCATTGAAGGGTCGCGGATCCATTTAATCTTCAGAGCGTCAAGTCTTTCAGCACACGCTACCTCCCATGTACTGTCCATTTCAACGAGGCTACCATCAGGTAAAGCATAGGTTGACTTGATACTCCAAAGCTTTTTCTTCTTACGTTTACGAGACTTTCTTTTCTTTACCATACCATTAAGTATGGGAAACTACCTCTACAGTGTCAGAATAAAGCGAAAGAATTTGATCAGGAAACATTATACGTAACCTTTCTGGTGTAATGGACTCGTCGATTTCAATGACGACACCAATCTTACCGTATGCCTTGAGACAGCTCAGCAATACATCATCTCTACAATCAATTTGTACTAAATCACCGATTTGAATCATAATCGTTCGGAGTGCTAAAAGAAGCTGGAATAAATTGGTGCGGTGGATCACCTTTCGGAAGGCACATTGTTGTTTGCTCAGAGGGTAAACAAATTTCATCAAGAATAGACATCAGGTCATTATACATTTGCTCTGAGTTTGACGTAAGGATAAACGCGCTACCACCTGTCGGGTCGATATACCTTCGCCACTGGGGCCGATAGTAGGGTTTTGTGAAAACATACAGCTTTGTATCTGGTGTGGCACTGATGGCAGTTATGAGATCTGAAGGCTCTATCTCTGGAACCAAGTAAGACTGGTCATCCTCATCTGTAAAGACAATAATTATCCTATCTACGTCTCGTCTCCAATTAATCTTGAATTGTTCAAGCCGCGGAATAGAGTTTACGTTTGTCGAGAGCCTGTTTAGCCACCTAGCTGAGGAGACGTCATAGGGACCATTGGTTGTTAGGTTGTCAATTGACAGATAGATAGCATCTCTAAGCATTTCATTGCTGGACGCAGCGTCAAAGTCTCCGGCGTTTGCAAAAGCTGCCATGAAGTCAGAGAAACTTGTAATGTTTGTTTCAATCCTTAAATATTCTGCCGTATCAATGTCATCCTGGCCGAGGGCTGGGAGCATCCTGGGTCCAGTTTCTAATCCCCACTTCAGTTTATCTTCTGCTGCGAATTGAGCGGCGAATCTATTCATCGCCATGCGAGTTGCTCCAATGCTGTAAGTCATCGAACCAGACCAATCGAGGATAAACAAGATATCTGTGTCCGGTATCTCTTCTCCAAAGTCTGTAATACCATCGCAGTCATTGTCTGCTCCGTCGCAAATCTCTCTACTCGGCACTACTTCACCGGCACAGAAATCTAGCAGCAGGTCTCCGCTGGAAACCTCCCCGTACCATTGACCTTCCTTACATAGCATCTCTCCAAGTTGGCAGACACCCACATTCGGCGTTCCCTCAGGACCTGAATAGCAAGACTTTGTTAGTTGTTCATCAATAAGTCCGTCGCAGTCTTCGTCAAAATTATTGCAAACCTCGGGGTCGACTGCGATTCCCAAGAATTCATCACAAGTGTCCGGCGCATCTTCAGGAACAAGCTCTTCAGGTAACCAAGCACAAAGAGCTAAGCAGTCGGTCATCTTTGTCAGCGAGCAGTCATCATTATCACATTCGCAAGTCTTGAATCCCATACCGCATGTAAGTGGTGGTTCCATGCAGGGAATAAGGGATCCAATCATGGCAGGAGGGCACTGGCAGTTTAGGCTCTCATCCACGAGAGCGTCGCAATCGTTATCAAAACCATCGCAGGTCTCTTCTGTAGGTTGCCTCGCAGTACAGCCGATCCAGCGACCTTCGACGCAGGCTTCAATACCTCTTTCACATTCCGTTACGCATTCTCTTACCAAATCTTCGTCAACGTTACCATCGCAGTCGTTATCGATATTATCACAAGTGTCCGGCTGAAGCGATCCGCATTCTCCGCACTCGTTCAGTTGGTGCTCATCCGTCTCATCATCACAATCGTTGTCTATACCGTCACAAATTTCATCAGATGGTATGCATGTTATGCATTCACCATAATATAGACGTCCCTTATCACACCGTACCTCTTGTCGACCTGGATGTCCATTTGCTTCACAATCATAATACATCGTAAAGTCTTCATTGATCCCTGGAGGACAATCAAACGCGTGCTCGCAAGGGGTGACGTCTATAATTTCAGCAGGTGGACAGTCGGAATCAAGGTTACGATCGCATGGTACCAGATCATCATCACATATATCTAAGACAGCTGTTTTTGCTTGTATCTCTGTGCCAGTTGGGGGACAATACCAAGTCTGTATTTGACAGCATGAAGCATGACAAAAGCAATATTCTGGGTCTATATTCTGTACCGTGGTACAGGCGCCTATTACTTCAGCATCTAGGATGGCATCAGGTATAAGAATGACCGTCGCATCGAGGGTGGAATCACCTTCAGCTAACACTCTAACATCATCAGGTTTATCAATTCTTGACTCGCTTGAACATCCGAATACAGCTAAAAATATCAGCAGAGTGCTAGCTATCTTCAAGTCAGCCCCCTTTCAAGATTAGTTATTGTTCTTAAACTTACTATAGATGACTGCTACCTTTTGTTTCTGTTCTATCACTTTTTTATAGTAGTCTTCACCGGGCTTGTTGAGCTTAGGCTTACACCTAAACCCTGAAAAGTATCCGCATAGTCCAGTTGCAATATCGCCATTTCCATATTGGTTAACCCACCATGAAAGTGTTTGCGCTCCGACGCGGATCGAAGTATTAGGGTTTTTAAGCTCCTCACATGTATATTTGACGCCGTCAGTTGTAGGTCCACCTGTAAACCGAGGTACAACCTGTGTTAGACCGCATGCGTTAGCAGAGCTTACGACATTAGGATTCCAACTAGATTCAGTACTAATCAGACCGATTAATAAGAAGGGATCTATATTGTTTTTCTTTGCCTCAAAAATCACTACAGGCATAAGATCACATGTTCGTGAAGCTTTGCTTTTTGACATAAAGAAACTTGGATCTGTGAATGCGGCGCATAACGCGACTATATTAATCAGCTCGTTCATAACCTTTTCCTTCGCTTAAGACTTCAGTGTATGAATAAGAGGGTATTAAAGGGACTCCTCTATTTTTCTGGTAATAGTCTGCAAAATTATACGCGGCTAGCTCTGCGGAATCATTCCTAAGATTTTCCCACTGTTGTTGCAACTCTTTGATTGTAATGATTAAGGAGCTGGCGCAATATGTGTAGTAGATTTCATCTTCTATATTTAAGCAGCCTCGAAGTCCGGTAGGGGCGCCAAAAATGCTTAAGCAAGACGTTACAAAGTCTATGAACCATAAATCCGATAAGTACTCCTCCCCTAAATCTTCTTTGATCATTTCCTTTAACGGGTCAGTCGATAGAAGTTCTGATGGTATTTGCATATCAATTGTTTCTCTTTCTTTCGATAAATTGGTTAATACGCTTAAGCGCCTCTTTATCTCCGACCGCGCTATCTAATCTAGCTCTAAGCAAATTGTATTTCCGAGCCCTTCTTTTTCCTTCGGTTGTTGAAACATCGGAAATTAATGGCTCTCTTAACATTCTTGTGACAATGTAATAAACGATTGGGTCAGAAATAATCTTATGAAATTCCGGGTCGCTGTACGGTTTGCTATGTGTTGTCCTAGATCGGTATCGCCATGGTATAAACCATATGATTAAACTACAAACAAATATACAAAATGATATTTCCCACATCGGCCATTACACTATTCATCTTTAGATTTTATATCTTCAGGAACACAATCTGGGCATACTAAATGAACTGGACCCTCGTCGTAAACAGCAATACGCCAGCCATCAAGAGCCTCTTTATCGTTTTTGTCGAACTTTGTTCCACACTCTTCGCAGCTAGTGGGCATCCTGTTTATTGCTTCACCAATTTCATTTGCTGCCTTCTTCGCTTTCTTTTGTGCTTCACGATCCTTTTTTCTCTTTATGCTTCTGCTTGATGTCATATTAAGCTCCAGTTATTCATTATTCAATATATCTAACAGGTCAGCCTTTTTAAGCTTGTAGTATCCCTTGATACCTCGCTCCTTAGCTAAGGCCTTAAGCTCAGGAACTTTCATAGAACTCAAATCTAGATCACTCGATTGAGCAGCTACAGGATCCTTTACTTCTGTTGAATGAACCACCATCGTGGGCAATCGTGGAGGTAGCATCATAATGTAGCTTAAAGTCTCCTTAAGCCACTCCATCATTCTATTAAACCAATTCATTTTTGACTCCTTGTCGTATTTTCCTAATATTAAAAGATATTGAACAATTGTTCAGTTTTAATTGTTGTCTTAAGCGGCAGCGCCGGCAGCAACTTCACCCATAAAATCTTTCTTGTACTTAGCTAGTGCTACTTCTTTCTTCTTACATTCTAGTACCACATCTACATGCTCACCATAGTTCTCAAAAGGAGTGTAGTACCAGTCAGAATGAGCAACTCGGCTTACAGTTGAATCCTCATAGTCCTTACGGCTGTTTGAGTGGTGACACTGTTGCTTTGCTCCGCGATCTTGCCACGTTTGACGAGCAAGGTAAAAGGCATCGTGGTAATCGATGTCTTGAGGACCGAGCACGTGGTGGTGGGAATCGAATACAACAGGAACACCAACACGATTTGAAACACCTTCAACAAGCATTTTGGTAGAATATAAGTTGGCCTTATCATCATTTTCGACAGTCAGGCGAGCCTGGGTATTCGAATCAAGGCGCTTAAAGTTTTTGCAAAAACGGGCGAGAGCATTTTCGTGCTCGCCATAGGCACCACCAACGTGGATATTGATCTTGGCCATGGGCGATGCTGGCAGACCCATGAGATCCATTTGAGCAGAATGATCGTTAAGTTCCTTAATTGTCTTGATGACCACGCTGTCATTAGGAGACGCAAGCACGTTGAAAGGTCCAGGATGAAAGCTTAGACGCTGGCCGGCATCCATTGCAATACGACCAGCCTCAGCCATGGTGTCTGCGATCTTATCAATGTCAGGTAAATCAAACATGTCGTATTCTGAGAACCACGGAAATAGACACGATGTCATTCTGTAGACGTTGATACCGTTGGCGTTATTCCACTCGATGACGCGCTTAAGCCCGGTAACGTTGATAAGCGCTAGCTCGCTGGCATACTCGATACCTTTTGCTTTGAATGTACGCTTGATCATTCCGCGATTACATTGGACTTTTTCTAGCTGCTGCAGCGTCATATTGATGCATGCATAGCCAAGATTAATGTTTGATGACATAACGCTCCTTACCTTACCTTATTATAACAAAAACTGCTGGAAATACACGCTACAATAACTTGCCTAAAACAAAGACAAGCTCAGTGCACATGTACAAGAGGATTAAAAATGAAGAAGCTACAAGAACTTTTTTTTGTAAATCTGTCATAATGACATTACCCAATCATAGAATGGTGAAACAAAAACATACCAGATGAAAGCAACCCAAAGCACCCACCCAAGAGTGACTATAGACGAATAAAACATAAAAAGCTTAAAAGACTCCCAACCTGGCAGCCCGAAAATCCATAGCGCGGCTGCGACTAGTGAAATCCATCCTATCAAACTAACCACTAGTACCCTCCCATTCCCTAAAGTATTGCAGCAGCTCCAGCGCTGGACCGATCACAGAAATAGGCAATGTGTTTACTTCTCCAAGAAGTCTAAGTTGAAGACCATCTAAATCTAGCTCAACGTCTCCATGACC